TCAAGTGGAAGGGTGAAGAGTATCGCTTCGTCCCTTCCATGAAGCTGATGCGATCCATCGAGATGGGCGACATATCCTTCACGGACATCGCCGTTCGCACAAGCCAAGGTCGCCCGCCTGTCAGTCACATCGCTTTTGTTCTGTCCAAGATGTTGCAGTCGGCAGGTGCCAAGGTCACGGACGAACAAGTCTATGAGGAACTTGTAACGGGCGATCAGGAGAGCATCACTTCCTTGATCAGCCTTGTGCTCACATCGTTCTCTCCGACTGAAGACAAGTCAAAAAATCCAGACGCCCAGACCGAAAGCCAGTCGAAGGCGAGGGCGAAGATCATGGAGAGTATGGAGAACTAGACTGGAACGGGATGTATCTATGGGCGAGGGAATGGGGAATTCAGCCTAGCGAGTTCTGGGAGATGACCATTCCCGAGTGGTGGTTGGAATACGAGTTGAAGAAGCCGAAAGAGCCAGGCGAAACATACGCCGGGAAACTGACTAGGGCCGATGTAGAGGAATTAAAGGAACTATTGCATGGCTCAAGTTAGCGGAATCGAAGTCAAGATCAGCGCCAACACGGATGACTTCGACAAGGGCATTGCGAGTGCTGGCAGCAAGATACAGAACTTCTCGAAGCTTGCCGCCATTGGTCTCGCTGGCTTTGCAACAGCAGCAGCGGCTGGCGGAGTCGCCATTGGTGCGTTGACCAAACAAGCCATCAACTTCGCTGATGAAATCGGAAAGACTGCTCAGAAGATCGGCATGACTTCCGAGAGCCTGTCTCGTTTGGATTATGCTGCTAAACTTTCGGATGTGTCTCTAGGTCAATTGCAAGTCGGTCTTGGTCAGCTTTCCAAGAACATGCAATCCGGCAATGAAGCCTTCACGGCTCTTGGCATTTCGGTCACTGATGCCCAAGGCAATCTGCGCGGCACAGAAGAAGTTCTGCTCGATGTGGCGGAACGCTTTGGTGGGATGGAAGACGGCGCTGGAAAAACAGCGTTGGCAATGGCGATCTTTGGCCGATCCGGTGCCGATCTGATTCCGATGCTCAATGCGGGCCGCGATGGCCTAGCACAGATGACGCAAGAGGCCAGTCGTTTTGGTCTTGAGATTTCGACAAACACATCAAAAGCGGCTGAAGGTTTCAACGACAATCTAACGAGGATCAGCAGTGTCCTCACTGGTCTCGGAAATAAAATTGCTGAACGCTCTGCGCCAGCGATGAAAGATTTGACAGATCGTTTCATCGTATTCGTCAATGAAGGAAACTATGTCGAGCGCATTGCTAACGCGATTGGCAGTGCAATGGATGCGCTGGCGCAAGCCGTGCAATGGGCATCTTCCGCTTGGGAAGTCTTTGCAATCCGCATCAATGCAGGAATTGCTGTCCTTGGCTATCTGACGAATCTCGATCTTTCTGGCGCAATGGATGCTTGGTCTTCATCTTCTGTTGCCGCCGGAAAAGTATGGGAGCGCAATGCTCAGGTTCTGGCTCAACTTCGTGGAGAGATTCAGAGCGTCAACAGCGAGTTGAAGACTGACCTTGAGCAGCCGAAAGCAAAAGCACCAATTCTTCCAGGTGATGGCGCAGCAGGTGCAGCGGATGAATTCAGCATTGCTCCATCACAGGAGCCGGGAACCGCATTCGCTGATCGGCTTTCCATGATAAAAGATCAGTTCGCAACCGAGCGTGAAATCCTTGCGGAAGAATACACGCTCAACCAAGAAACTCTTGACGGCGCACTGGCAAACAAGCTGCTTTCCGAGCAAGAGTACTATGACCTGTCACGCAAGCTGGCGGAAGATCACGCCACATCTCTCGCATCCATTCAGTCTCAGCGTCTTGATGGTGATCTGACTGCCGCGTCTTCATTCTTTGGCTCTATGGCGCAAGTCGCACAAGCTGGTGGGAAGCGTCTGCTTAAAGTGGCCAAGGCCGCAGCAGCCGCACAAGCAATCGTTGACACCATCCGCGCAGCCGTTAGTGCGATGAATGATCCGACCGCCATTACTCCCATTCAGAAGTTCGCCAATTACGCCGCCGTCTTCGCCAAGGGCATGAGTGCCGTGGCGGCTATTAAGGGCGTCTCGGAAGGCGGCGGCGGCGGTGGTGGTGGAGGTGGCGGTGGTGGCCGTCGAGGCGGTGGCGGCGGTGCATCCGCAGCCCCGGCAGCGGCATCGCCAACGACCACGTTCCAGTTTACAATGATGAATGATCCGATGGGCTTTGGCGAGAAGTTCGCCAGACAGTTCATCGACCAGCTTAACAGCACGCAGCGCAACGGCGGCACAATTCGCGGAGTGATAGCCTGATGGCCGATATTAAGATCAGCGCACTATCAGCATTGACCGGGGCCAACACGGCCACGGATGACCTTTATGTGGTGGTGGATACAAGTGTCCCGGAGACCAAGAAGCAGACCCGCGAGGAACTGTTCCAGAATGTCCCGGCTGCTTCATTCGCAGGGGCCAACGTCTTCAACGATGCTGGCGCTGATGTAGATCAACGCATCGAGGGCGACACAGATGCCAACCTTGTCTTCGTAGACGCATCCACGGATCGCGTTGGCTTCGGCACGGCAACACCTACAGCGAAGGTGCAGGTGAACGGATCGTTTGCTATCACTGCTCCGGTGACTGTCACGACAAACTATACCGTCGCAGACAACGTGACATTCATCATAAGCAACCGCACGGGGTCATCAAACACGCTCACGCTTCCGACACCTGCAAGCAATACAGGCCGCATTCTCGTGATTTCTACCACACAGGCTCAGACAGTTATATCTGCATCGTCTAATGTTGTGCCGCGCGAAGGTGGATCAGCCAGCACTCCTATTTTACCAGCGACAGATGGCGCATGGGCATTGCTTGTTTGTGATGGAACCAACTGGATCGAAATGGCAGGAACGCCGTGACCATAAGCACAGCCGGATATACCGTCTCCACGAATGAGCCGCTAAACCATGCCCGCATCTTGTGGGACATGATGACCGGCACTGTCTCTGGCGACGGAACCAATCCGGCTTATGCTGCCAATGACTACACATCTCAGCGATGGGAGCTTGCACCAGGCTCGAATAACTGGACGCTTGTGGCAGCGGCAGACGTATCTATCGATTGCGTCTTTATCGCAGCGCATAACCTATCTGGCAAGACAGTCACGATCTCCACGGCGGCAACAGTCGGTGGTGGTCACACTACTCGTGCGACAATTTCTCCAACTGACAACTCGACTATCGCGGTGTTCTTTAATAATGCTGGGGCGCTCTACACCGTCCGAGAAGTGCGAGTGAACGTGAATGATGGCACTGACATCGCCATCGGCATCATTCGCGCGGGCGCTGCATTGCAAATGCCCATCCCAATCTACGGAGGCCATAGGCCGCTGAACCTCAACCGCGTCACGGAAGCACAGCAACAGTTCTCCGAGACTGGCCAATGGCTTGGGCGCATCATCAAGAGGCGTGCTGTCACCTCATCTTACGATTGGGAATATCTCACAACGACTTGGTATGACACATACTTCGAGCCGTTCGCCAAAACGATTCCATTACAGCCATTCTGTATCGCTGGCAATCCATCCAAGATCACGACCGATGTCGGCTTCGTCTGGACAGACCGGGACGTTGAGCCTGTGAACATGGGCATCAATGCTTATCGCTCCGTCTCTCTCGGCGTCACAGGATACTACTGATGACCTTTGCAGCGCGCCCCGTCGAGATTGTCGAGATCATCCAGCCACTCTGCTCACGCACCTTCGGTGTCTCGCCTTGCAATGCCACTGGCGATGCCTGTTGGAACACCGACAAGACCTGCAAGTTCTTATCCGCTCTCGATCTTAGCAAGTCACTGACGCTGCGGTTCGTCAATGATGACGTTTACGAGTGGCAGGATAACAACATCAACCTGCTGACCGAGAACAGCAACACGCTCACCACTGAAGCGGGCGATCCGTTTCTGATCGATTACATCTATCAGCCCGCACTCGCTATCCCGGCAATGCAGAACTATCAGACGGCTCCGACCGTCCTCAACGTGGCCTCTGGATCGCGCAATAAAAGCCCACTGGGCTATCGCGCCGTGAGCAATGTCCGTATCAAGGACTTCCCTTGGAATGACATAGGCACCGATCCTTACGTCTCCACGAGGGCTTATGATCCAGACCAGATCGGCAGCTTCTGGAGCAAGTGGCTTGCCCGCAATCCGTATCACATTGGATACACGCTCAACATCTACGAAGGGTTGATAGGCCAGCCGCTTTCAGCCATGACGCAGCGGGAATATGTGATTGAGAAGATTGACGCAGGGCGCAATGGCGTTTCGATCACGGCCAAAGACATCCTGCGAAAAATCACCGACACCAACCTGACGGCACCGTATCTGAGCCGTGGCGAACTGGCTTCGAACATCACCAACGTAGAAACGGCAATGACCGTCGCTGGCGCAACCTTGAGCGACTATTCTACGGCTGGCTATGTCAGGATCAACAGCGAGGTGATTCAATATGCCCAGCGTTATGAAACGACCGGCGGCAACATCTATTTCGATGGACTGACACGAGGTCTGGCAGGAACAACGGCAGCGGCTCAAAGTCAGAACGACCGCGTGCAGCGCGTGCTTTATTACAACGCTACGCCATTCCACGAAATCCTCTATGACCTTCTTGTTAATTGGGGCGGCATCCCTGAGAAATATATCAACTTCGCAGATTGGGCGGCAGCAAAGACCACCTATCGACCAGACTACAATTTCACTGCGTGGATCACTGACCCCAACAAGATCGAAGAACTTCTAGCCGAGGTGTGCCTCCAGGCCGTCTCGAATTTGTGGTGGGATGAGCGCGTCCAAAAGATTCTCATGGAGCCTGTCAGGCCGCAGCCGTCTCCTACGCTTTTGACTGATGACGATGCGATTGTTGCTGGCAGCTTCTCAATCGAAGAGAAGCCGGAAGAGCGCGCATCTCAAACGCATGTCTACTACTTGCAACGCACGCCGATCCCAAGCGTGGCCGAGAAGAGCAACTATTCCCGCGTCTCTGTCTTTATCGATGTTCTAAAGCAAGTGCAGTATGGCGGTGAGCCGCAGATCAGGGAATTGTTCTGCCGGTTCATTAGCACACAGGCAATCGCCAACTCCTTGGCCCAGACCTATCTTGATCGCTTCTCGGATGTTCGCAAGGAAATCACCTTCGACCTTTCAGCTAAAGACGCCACAAACGTCTGGACCGGATCGGTTGTGCAGATACGGCACTATCTAGATGTTGATTTCACAGGTGCGCCGCGTGATGGCGAGTGGCTTATCACCTCGGCAGAGGTAGCCCGCAACGGCCTGACGTACCGCTTCACAGCGGAAGACAACGAGAAGGGCGGCGTGCTCTGGACCTGGCTGACCGATGCTGGGCTTGACGGCAATGGCGTTGCCCAGCCGTGGCGTTGGCTCGATGATAGTGGTAATGATGGAAGCGGGACTCCTCAACCGTACAGGTGGCTTTGATGACAACATGGACAAGCATCTCAAACGCAGCGGTTGCTGTTGGCGGCATTCCGTCA